CATGATGAAGTAGACTCGCCAGAATATTGTCCGTTCTGTGGTGACAAGATCAGATACGAAACAGAAGATGATCTTGACGAAGAAGACGAAGATAATTGGTATCCTGATCCGTGAATTAAATAGAGGGAAAGGTGTCCCTCTATGTCTTATGAAAATCCGTGGTGTTACAATAATCAAATAGTAGAATCAGATAAAATAGAAGAATTCTACGGTTTTGTTTATAGAATCACAAATCTAATCAATAATAAACAATACCTAGGCAAGAAGTTTTTCTGGTCATCCAAGACTCGTACTATTAAGAAGAAAAAGAAACGGTTCAAGATTGAATCTGACTGGAAAACTTATTACGGTTCTAATAAAGAATTGATGTACGATGTTGATAATTGTGGTATTATTAATTTTAAGAGAGAAATCATAAGACTTTGTAAATCAAAGGGTGAATGTAACTACTTTGAAGCTAAATACCAATTCCAAGAAGAAGTTCTAGAGAATGATAATTACTACAATTCATGGATAATGTGTAAAATACATAAAGCCCATGTAAAAAGGTAAAATCGCGCTAAATTTCCCCGGAATATTTTTTTAAGAATACGTATGTACATTTAGCCAGGATATGTTACATTAAGAATATGCGCACGTGGAGAAATCGGTAAACTCAGGAGACTTAAAATCTCCCGCTTCGGCTTGTCGGTTCGAGTCCGACCGTGCGCACCAAATTTAAGGAGTAAACTATGGCACATCCCCATAAAAATCGCCCTCGTAAGGGCCGTCGTAAGATTGGTAGCAAGAAGCGTAAGGCTCGTCGCTTGAAGGGCAAGCGTAAGTAATAAATAAAAATAATGCGGGTGTAACTCAGGGGTAGAGTGTCAGCCTTCCAAGCTGTTCGTCGCAAGTTCGAATCTTGTCGCCCGCTCCAATAAAAGGTGATTAATGTCTAGGGAATTTAACATTGAAGAAGTTAGAGAATTTATCAGCAACTCTTCAGCTATATCCAATATCTACATTGGAGCCGATAGCGAGCGGTATCGTGGTAGGGATGACCAGTGGTATGCTGACTACACAGTTGCTATCGTTATTCATCTTGATGGCTCACGTGGATGTAAAGTATTTGGACAAGTCACTAGTGAACGTGATTATGACAAACGTCATGACCGCCCGTCATACCGCCTAATGAATGAAGTTTATAAAGCTTCCCAGATGTACATAGATTTGTTTGAAGCTATTGGCGATAGACATTGTGAAGTTCATCTAGACATTAATCCCGATGAAATGCATGGTTCATCATGTGTTATCCAACAGGCAACAGGTTATATTCGTGGTATGTGTGGTTTTGCTCCAAAGGTAAAACCACAAGCATTTGCTGCATCATATGCAGCCGATCGTCTAAAAGAAATTATCGCTGCTTAATAGGAGAATAAAAAATGTATTATACAAATACAGTAGCAAAAGAACAATATGATCTTGGCTTGCGCCAGTTTATGCTTGGTGTTTATAACTATATGACATTTGCTCTTGCTGTTAGCGGTCTTGTATCCCTTGGCATTAGCATGAGCCCTGATCTTCTTAAGATGATCTGGGGTACAAACTTTAAGTGGATTGCAATCTTCTCCCCTCTTGCAATGTCTCTTGGTTTTGCTTTCATGGTTAATAACATGACAGCTCAGACTGCTAAGATCTTTCTTATAGCATTTGCTGCTGTCATGGGCCTAAGCATGAGTTCGATCTTCCTTATCTTTAAGCTTGGAAGCATCGCGCAGGTATTCTTTATCACCGCAGCTACTTTTGGTGCTACTTCTTTGTATGGTTATACAACAAAGCGAGATCTTACTGGTCTTGGTAGCTTCTTGATGATGGGTGTCATTGGTCTTGTAATTGCTGGTCTTATTAATCTGTTCTTACAGAGTTCTATGATGTCACTTATCATCAGCTGTATCTCTGTGTTGGTGTTTACTGGTCTTACAGCTTATGATACACAAAACTTGAAACATACATATGATGGGCTTGATGAGCCTGAGCGTGATAAGGCCGGTGCAATCGGTGCTTTCAACCTTTATATCAACTTTATTAATATCTTTATGTCACTCCTCAATATCTTGGGTGATAGAAAAGAATAAAGGAATTGCGCGAGTAGCTTAAAGGTGAAGCCGGCCGCTCATAACGGTCTGAGTGTAGGTTCGAGTCCTACCTCGCGCACCAATCACATGAAGAAAACATTATTAATTACTACATTTAGTCTATTGTGTGGGTGCAGTGCTACATCTAGTAGTGCTGCACTTATAGAAGAATCTAATGGTATAAATAAAAAATACTATGTTAATGCTACATGGTATAAAGCCGGGAAGAGGACAGCCAATGGGGAGAAATTTGACCCTCATGGTATGACCGCTGCCCATAAGAAATTGCCGTTTAATACTATGGTGCGAGTCACAAACCCTGCAAACGGCAAAAGTATTTTGGTTAGAATTAATGATCGTGGTCCGTTTACCAAAGGAAGAGATTTAGATCTTGCAATGGGAGCGGCCAAATCTATAGAAATGAAAAACACATCCAAACTAATAATGGAGATCATGTCTAGCCAACAAAAATAAAAAGGAAAGCAAATGAAAAAGACTATTTTAATTGTGTCACTGATGCTGGCACCGTTTGCATTAGCAAACCATGTTCAAGCTAAGCCAAACAATGAAAATACTCTGATCACAGTGACCGAACAACCTGTAAAGAAAAAGAAGGTTGTTAAAAAGAAGCCGGTTAAAAAAACACAGGCTGTAAAGGTAGCTCCAGAGCATAATCCATTTCTAAAAGATTATTCATCTTCATATTCTCATGACCAATCATCTTCCAGTTATTGGGCAGAAGAAAGAGCTAGACAAGAAAAAGCTCAGCAACAACAGGTTGCTTCATCGCTTGGTCTAGGAAATAAAAATAACACTCTTCCAAAGAAAACAGCATTAGATGTTCGTAAAGATTGTTTTTGGTTCTTATGTAAAGATGAACAAGTAGCTAAACCTGTTTATGCTGAAGCAAAGAAATGGGAAGGCAAAAACGCTAATAACCATAGAGGCGAATTAAAAAATCTTATGGCTGCAGGAAACAATAATCAACCTGTAGATCCAGTTCGTATTCCATGGTGTGCAGGATTTGTTAATGCTATATTAGCACGATCTGGCTATGAAACAACTGGTAGTCTTATGGCGCGCAGCTTTTTGCATTATGGTGTTGTAACAAAAAATCCAGAGATTGGTGATATTGTTATTACCAAAAGAGGAAAGAACCAAATGGCAGGCCACGTTGGTTTCTTTGAAGGTTATGAATGGTATGAAGGTGTGAAGTACATTAAGGTTTATGGCGGAAATACTGATAAGTCTGTGCAAGTTGGTTATTTCCCCGCACATCAAGTACTTGGATATCGCAAACCAGTTTAATTAATGGAGCATATATATTATGACGCAGATTGATTTACTGCAAGTTGAAATAAATTGGTTTAAGCAAATTTTAGAACATATCAATACTGTTATCAAATCAGAGTCTATGACTGATTCTGAAAAGGTAACAGCTATTGCTTGGTTAGTTCGTCAAACAAAAAGTGCAAGTCGTGATGAGTGATAAAGAAGATAAAATTACTAATATTCCAAATATAGAAGATCATCATTATCTTTTGTTTAATAAAGAATTTGATGCAAGTTCTTGTGGTGATGCAATGGAGTTTATCATCGCAAGAAACTTAATGAGAAAAGATCGTCCTAAACATATTAAGATGATAATCAATTCTCCTGGTGGTGAAGTTGGTTCAGCATTTGCACTAATCGATACCATGAAGGGATCAAAGATTCCAGTTTATACTTATGGTTTAGGCGAGATTGCAAGTTGTGGATTGATGACTTTCATTGCTGGTGAAAAAGGTCATCGATATGTTACAAGAAATACTGCCATTCTTTCTCATCAATATTCCTGGGGAAGTTATGGTAAAGAGCATGAACTTATGGCTCGAGTAAAAGAGTTCAATAACACCCACGCCAGAATAGTTGAACATTATAAACGCTGTACAGGTTTGACTGAAGCACAAATTAAAAAGTACTTACTTCCTGCTGAAGATGTTTGGCTTACTGCCAAAGAAGCAGTCAAGTACGGTATAGCCGATGAGATCGTGGAGTTCTATTAATGTGGAGACTCTGGGCAAAAGCTCTAGGGGAAAAGGCAAGTGAAGATGATAAGGAAGCCGATAGGGTTGCCATCGTCAGATCTTTAATTGTGTTATGCTATATCATAACAAATATATTCATCGTAGTAGGGGTTATTAGACATTGGTAAAATCATTCGAATGGTGGATGGAATGGTTAGCTACAGCCGTTTTAATAGCAGGTGTTGCACTTACTGCTTGGAACATATATCCATTAAATGTTTACTTTAGTTTAGCTGGCAACTTTGGTTGGCTTATAGTAGGATATATGTGGAGGAAGTGGTCGCTTATTACAATTCAATTGGTTGTGTCTATAATTTATGTGGCTGGAATCCTTATAAATACTTAAAAAGAGGATTCCATGAAACCATTCTATTCATATCTTGAAGAACTTAAGATCAGCCTTCAGTATCATGATGAGCTGAATTCTAAGTTATGGGATGATAAAAAACTAAAGCCGGAAGTTAGAACAGCTCTTCTAAAGTTTGCTGATACATGGGCAGATTATGCTTCTATCCCAAAGAACCTAATCCAAGATATCATTATGGTTGGCGGTAATGTCAATTACAACTATACAGAAAAATCAGATATTGATGTTCATCTAGTTATTGATAGAAATAAACTCGGTGAAAGAAAACTAGTAGACGATTATCTACAAAGTAAAAAAGTATTATGGACACTTACACATAATGTAAAAGTCTATGGATATTCTCTGGAACCATATGCACAAGATCCTGTAACATCCTACCCAAAAGGTCAGGGTGTTTTTTCTTTAAAAGATAATAAGTGGATAGTTGAACCTGTAAAAGGTTCTTATGACTTTAATAAAGATAAGAACCTTAAGAAAAAAGTTTCTGATTATATGCATCTCATAGATCATATGATTAAAAGCAAGATGGATGCAGAAGCATTCCAATCATTAAAAGCAAAAATACGTGAGATGCGTGGTGCCGCCATTGCAAAAGGCGGGGAGTTTAGCCAAGAGAATCTTGTATTCAAAGAACTTCGCAATAGAGGTTACTTAGACAAGATGGATAAATATGAAAAGAGTCTAAAGGATAAAGAACTGTCACTGTGAATGTTTGATTATATATTATGGTTGCTGTTTGGTACAGCTTATGGATTTATTATTGGTTTAATACCAGTGGCTGGAGCAAGTACAGCTCTAATAACCATATACGGTTTCTTAGATTTCTTTAGAGCTGATCCTTATACACTTGTAGTTTTCACAACAGCGATAGTTGTCGCTAGTACAATAGGTGATAGCTTTGCCAGTATTGTTCTCAATATACCTGGAGCATCCGGATCTGCGGCAACCATCGTTGATGGGTTTCCAATGGCTAAGAAGGGTGAAGCAGCTCGTGCGTTAAGCGCAGCAATTACTACATCAACTTTAAATGGTTTTATATTTGGAATCATTGCTCTTGTATTTTTACCATTTTATTCTAAAGCAGTTTTAGCTTTTGGTATACCAGAATTGCTTTGCTTTTTAATTCTTGCTTTTACATGCGTTACTTTTATTACAAGTGACAAATGGGTTAGAGGATTATTTGGTTTATCTATTGGTATATTCTTAGGAATGGTTGGTCAACATCCAACAACTAATGCAGCAAGATGGACATTTGATTGGGATTACATAAAAGCTGGCATTCAAATTATGCCAGTACTTGCTGGTGTACTTGCATTTCCAGAGTTGATAGAAGCTTACCGATCTGGTTATAATGCTACTACAACAAAGATAGTTGATGCAAAGAATCAAACTATACAAGGTATAAAAGATACATTCATACATTGGAAAGATAGTCTTCGCGGAGGCGCGATTGGTGCTTTCATTGGTGTGTTACCCGGTGTTGGTGGTGCAGTTGCCGATTGGGTTGCATATAGTCAGACTGTAGCTTTAAATAAAAATGAGAAAATACCTTTTGGTGAAGGTAATATCAAAGGTGTTATTGGTTGTGAAGGTGCAAATAATTCACAGAAAGCAACCGGTTATATTCCAACAGTTTTGTTTGGAATACCTGCAGCACCATTTGAAGCTATCATCTTAAGTTTGTTTGTGTTAGTTGGTATAGAACTGGGCACACCAAACCTACTAAAAGATATGACTTTCTTCAAAGCATTAAACTATAGTTATATGGCTTCATTAGTTTTGACATTTATAGTTTCAATGTTTATGATAAAATATATCACGCTTATATTTAAAGTTCCTTTCTCAATATGGTTTTATGTACTATCGGCTTTGTTGATATGGAGTTGTGTACAATATACTGGTTATTGGGAAGATTATTTTATCTTAGCAATCTTTATAATTCTTGGATTATTGCTGAAATACTTTAGTATAAGTAGAGCAGCATTCATTATTGGATTTGTTTTATCAGATCAAATAGAAAAAATGTATTATCAATATACAACTCTATTTGAATGGCATGATGCTTTCACAAGACCAATATCATTAACTCTAATAATAATAACAGTTGCGTTAGCAATATACGGAATATTTTTTAACAAAACAAGGATATCTTATACATGACACAGTTTCAAGAATGGAATGGTAGTCGCTGGGAATATATGAAAAGCCAGAGCAAATGGCACTTTGATAATTCTAGATTTCCTGAAGCAGGAAAAGACAGTTATACATTTGTTGGTAACTTTAAATATAATTTTAAGAATATTATTGAGAAATATATTCCTAAAGCCCAAGCCAGTACATGGGCAACTAGAAATAATTTTAATCCAAAGATTGCAGAAGAAG